CTGTTCATAGTCTTCTTTATAGAACAGTTCTTTTAGATAATCCATATAGTATTTCTTATACAGACTTTGAATCTCTGGCTCAGGTGAGTCCCAAAATATTCTCTGTATACCAAACTTGGATATATTGTCCATGTAGTCTTTCTTTATCGCGGGCAGAGTGTTCTTATTCCAGAGTCTACGATATAAGGCAAGACATTGCAATCTGCTTATGTTCCAGAAATATCTCACGATGCCATGTTCTTTTGCCTCATCAGCTACTACGTCATGCATTTTGACAATGTATCTACTTTTGTATATGCCGTATATTTCTTCGGAGGTCTTATTCCAGTATAGTGATTGATCACCCTTCTGTATGTAATCGTCATCTGGAAAGTCAGAACAGAATTTGAGATGCATCGAAAGCATATCACCAGACTCATATATTTCTTGTATCTGTGGTCGGTGATGTTTCTGAATCTGTTTTATAAATTTGATATCGGATATTTCACGCTCAAGTTCTGGAATATCTTTCTTGATGGTTGTGACTGTGCCTAATAGTTGTGACTGTAACTCTGGAAAGTCTCCCATAAACTTATCAGCAAGAGATGCTAGGTCATTCTCGCTCAGTAGTTTCTCAATGTCTGCAATCACCTCAGAATTCATGTAGTTCTTTTCTAGATCAGAATCGTCAAGTGATGAGAATCCAAGCCACTCTTTCAGTGTGGCGAATTTGGTTGAGTATTGCAGCCAGTCATTGTGTAGACTTGGTAAGTCTTTCTGAAATTTAGCTTGCAGAGTATCGTAGTCCGAATTGCGGAGAAGTGCTTTCACCTTTTCAGTGTGTTTATTGTGTGTGAAGAAGTTAGATGGAAACTTAGGCAGCCATAGATTCTCAAACTCATCTTTGCCATGCCAATGAATTAGCAGATTGTAGTTCTTTAATTCATGTGGCTTCACACCAGTGGTATTCTTGCCTCTCACATCGACATTGAACAAGGCAAACTTAGACTTCTCTCTGTACAATTTCTCTGTTAAGTCTTCTGGATACTGCTGTCCTCTATTATAAGAGTACACCCAATCAGCGGGTAAGAAGCTCCAGTAGTTATCTCCAACTACATCGTGTTCTCTATAAGGATAATAATTGTCGGTGCCTTTGAAGAAGGTTTGGAATACAGTATCTTTATGTTTCAATACATCATTATAAATCTTCTCACCTTGATCGGTGCACCATAACATGACGCTAGAGTTATACAATGATCCACGGACATCCAAGAATCGCCTATCTTGCAAGACTCTAGGATTCTCCCAGTTAGAATAAATCATGTGAGGAGATTTTGCGAGTTCGTCTATATCATCGATGTTGTTTTGAATTATTATGTCGAGGTCTAGATAGCAGAATGGACCCTTGGTCTTTAACCAGACATGGGAGTTCAGCACCAAAAACTTGGCTCTGTCCCAGCAATAGTTTTCTCTGCCGAACCAGTATTTTGGATGCAATGGTTTTACGTCTGGGATAGATCGGACTGTGATATGCTTATCAAGTCCTTCTGGCTCATCTGTGTAGCATACGAATTTGAAACGCTTTGAATAATTGCGTCTGACCATTCCGTATAAGTTATTCACATAATCAGGAGAGTACTTGTTTCCCCATTTCATGCAGGTAAAGTGCATCATATTTTTGTCTCAAATTCTCTTCAATTTCACTCTGACCATTTAACAATACTATAGGATATTCTGGCTTCAGTTGATATGCTCTAGGAGAGGTATCAGTCTGAACATCTACCCCACAGAGAAATGAATAGATTAACCCTTTAGGAAAGACACTTTGGAATTGATCTTCATGGTACAAAAACCAGTCATCGTTGTTATCATATTTTATAGCATAATAATCTTCATGTTCTAAGTAGTATTTATACACATGTTGGGCATCATTGTTCTCCCACGCCATAACACTTGAATTATACTCACTGGGAAACGGGAAAGCATTCTTCCAATATGTCTTGCAGATCGTAGGAGTTGAACAATATTCAAACAGTGGTTCAATGTCTCCCTGGATAACGGTGTCTAAATCTAGATAAATAACTTTACCAAGGTTAGGTATGTTGAATAGTTCTAGCTTACGCCAATTGGATTCAAGAGACTCATCTAGTAAGACAGTCTTGATTCTGGCATCTATGTGCATTTGATTTTGGCGATCTGTTAGGCAGACGTAATTATATTTACCTTTTGTAGCCGTATAAATATAATCGACATCACTTGAACTATATTTATCACCATAAAGGAGTGTTAAAATAGTCTTCATATTATAGCTAAACTCCCACAATGATAAATACATATAAAGGAAACTTGAATGGCAACCATAGCAAATCTCACTATCGACCAAGGCACAACCGTAAGCATTGTTGTGCCTGTGAAGAACACCGATGGTACTGTGAAAGACCTAACTGGATATACAGCCTATTCGCAGTTTCGCAAAAGTTATTACTCTACTACTTATACGACCTTCACAGCGACTCACGATAGCGCAGGCGGCAATATAACACTTGCATTGACTGCAACTCAATCTAGTGCTGTAAAAGCAGGTAGATACGTCTATGATGTAGAGACACTAACAGGAACAACAGTAGCCAGGGTGCAAGAAGGCATTATCACAGTGAATCCAGAAGTCACAAAGGTTTAAGGAGAAAATAATGGCTAATGCATCAAGACAAGATTTAATCGACTACTGTATGCGGAGACTCGGGTTTCCTGTCATAGAGATAAATGTCGATGAAGATCAGGTCAGCGATAGAGTAGATGACGCGCTACAATTCTTCAACGAATACCATTTCGATGGCGTTGAGAAGACGTATGTAAAGCATCAGATTACTGGATCGACAATAAACATAACTAGTTCTGTGGACGCTTTCAATACCACTGAGACAATAACTGGCTCTACTAGCGGCGCAACTGCTGAAATAGATAAGTCTACCATAGCAGGCGGCACAGCATTTATAGTTCGTAAAGTGAAAGGTACATTCACTGCTACTGAAACTATCACAGGATATGAATCTGGTGCTACGGCAACCACTACCTCATCCAATCCGCATATTGCAGGCGATCTAGAGAATCAATATATTCCTATTTCAACTTCCGTATTAACTATAATTAAATTGTTCCCGTTTGGTGGAACTCAAGGCTCAACGTCAACTAATAATTTATTCAATCTTAATTATCAGTTTAGAATGAACGACATGCATAATCTGCTTGCGTCTGACATGACCTATTATAGCATGATGCAGTCTCACCTGTCAACACTTGATCAGATATTTGTCAATCAACGACAGATACGTTGGAACAGAAAAACAAATAGACTCTACGTTGACACTGATTGGAATTTAACTTTTAGACCTGGTGACTTTTTGATTGCACAGGCATACTCTATTATAGATCCATCGGCATACACAGAAGTGTATGATGATATGTTCTTGAAGAAATATACCACTGCTCTTATAAAAAGACAATGGGGTGAGAACATGAAGAAGTTTGGTGGAATTCAATTGCCGGGTGGCGTAACGCTAAATGGTCCAGAGTTATTTCAAGAAGCTATGGCGGAGATTGATAAGATAGAGGAAGAGATGCAAATGAAATATGAACTGCCTCCAGCCTTTATGATAGGATAAATAGACAATGGCTACTAATTTTTACTTTCAAAATGGTGACACTTCAGGCACGACAGGCGAACAACGTCTAGTCGAGTCTTTGGTCATCGAAAGTTTGAAAATTTACGGACATGACATCGCCTATATTCCTCGAACCATTGTAAATCGAGATACAATATTTGATGAAGATTCGTTATCCAAATACACACAGCAATATCCTCTTGAAATGTATCTTGAGAATGTTGATGGGTTTGAAGGCGAAGGTGAACTATTCGCTAAGTTTGGATTAGAGATACGAGATCAAGCAACCTTTGTTCTATCTAAAAGACGATGGGAACAAATGGTAGCGACATCAGGCGGCACGTTTCAATTAACTGCCAGACCAGCTGAGGGAGATTTACTCTACTTTTCTAAGACTGGATCAATGTTTGAAATTAAAATGGTGCAGTTTCAGAATCCATTTTATCAGTTAGGCAAGATATATGTATTTAAATTAGTTTGTGAATTGTTTGAGTACAGTTCTGAGAAAATTGATACTGGAATTGCTGACATAGATAACATCGAAGACATTAACTCAGCCAATACATTGGAGTATGAGTTGAAGACTGAAGCCGGCAACATACTGGTGACAGAGCGCAGTAATACAATTATACTAGAAGAGTTTGCGACACAGAAATCTCTCGCCAACACAGACAATGCTGACTTTCAATCGTTCACTGATATTCTAGATTTTTCTGAAGGCAACCCATTCGGTGACTTATAATGTTTAAGAACAGACAATTTTATCACTCGACCACGAAGAGAGCAATCGTGGCGTTTGGTACTATCTTTAATAATATTCAAATATCTAGGAAAGATTCTGCGGGTGTTGAAGTTCAGTCTTTGAGAGTGCCACTGGCTTACTCACAAAAAGACAAGTTTCTCTCCAGAATTAATGCAATTCCAGATGCCGACACTCGTGGTGAAGTAGCTATCACTTTACCTAGAATGGGATTTGAGATTACTGGCTTTCAATATGACACAACGAGAAAGATATCTCCAATTAGAAAAAATGTTTCGATGTCTTCCACCGATTCAATCAATGCAAACACATCATTCGTTTCTACACCATACGATATTGGCATGTCACTATATGTATTCGCAAAGAATCAAGAAGATGCGTTGCAGATAGCAGAACAGATAATGCCCACGTTTAATCCAGACTTCAATATTACGGTCAATGATTTACCAGAGATGGGAATCAAAAGAGACCTTAAGATTATTCTGGAAGGCATATCATACGAAGATAATTATGAAGGTCAATTCGATGCGAGACAAAGTATCATATGGACATTTAATTTCGTAATGAAAGTAAACTACTATGGGTTTGTAGACACTCAAGGTCTGATACGCAAAGCAGTTGCAACCACTTGGCAGAATCCTGACTTGGCAGGGGAATACTATAGACAGAGTTTTGAGGTTGGTAATACCAGAGCGACAGCCCTTGCAACTATTGCCGGTGGTGTTGTGACCGATCTTCAAATGCAGTATGCGGGAGACGGCTATACATTCACTCCAAACGTAACCATTGAAGGCACGGCAACAGCGGTCGCAGTGCTAGAAGGACCTAAAATTAAGAAGCTCATACTAACTAATGCCGGCTCTGGTTATAGTGAAGCACCGATTGTTGTAATAGAAGAGCCTAACCGATTCAAAGAAATACCCGGACCGGCTGATGCATATCAGTTTGTTGAAGACTTTGAGCAAGATTATGGATAACAAATTATGGTTAATAAAGTGTTCGATGCACTAGACGCTACTTTTGAAACAAAGAAGACCGAACTAGAGCAACTAAAATCTCCAAAACTTCCTGCAGAAGTCGTTACTGATGATAAAGTTCAGGACGATTTTGAGGAAGCACGTATGGCAATGAAAAGGTCTATGGCATATAATGAATCAGCCATTCAAGGCATATTGGGTATCGCACAGAACAGCGACAATCCTCGGGCATTTGAGGTAGCAGGGCAATTGATTAAGTCGATGGCAGAAGGTGCTAAAGATATTATGGAGATCCAAGAGAAGAAAAGAAAAATAGATAAACTTGACGGTAAGCAAGCCAGTACCGGTGGAACTACCAATAACCTCTTTGTGGGAAGTACTTCAGAATTGTTGAAGATGATCAACAAGGAACAAGAGAAGACAATAGAACATGAGTCAGATTGAAACTAGTTATCATGGTAATCCAAATCTAAAACCAGTTGGTTACGCACATAAATTTGAGCCAGATCAGATTTCTGAATATCTGAAGTGTAAAGGCGACATAATTTATTTCATCGAGTCATACTGTATGATTGTTACACTCGACCGCGGCTTACAACCTTTTATATTATACGAATGCCAGAAAGAGAAAGTCGCATTTATTATGGGTGAGCGTAAAGCTATTCTAATGGAAGGCAGACAGCAAGGCAAAACAATCACCGCAGCCGCATGCATTCTCCATTATTCCATATTCAATGACAGTAAAACTGTTGCCATCATGGCGAACAAGACAGCCGCGGCGCGCGAAGTGCTAAGTCGATATCAGATAATGTATGAGAATCTTCCTATCTGGATGCAACAAGGTGTTAAGACTTGGAACAAAGGTAACGTAGACTTAGAGAATGGATCAGTCGTGTTTACGGCTGCAACAACTGCCTCTGGTATTCGTGGTAAGTCTGTTAACTGGCTATACATTGACGAAGCCGCTATCATTCCCAACAACGTGGCAGATGACTTCTTTACATCGGTATATCCTACAATCTCTGCTGGTGAAACAACTAAAATTCTACTCACCTCTACTCCTCTTGGATACAATCACTTCTGGAAATTCTGGAACGAAGCTGAGAAAGGAAAGAACGGCTTCAAGAATATGTTCGTTCATTATTCTAGAATTCCAGGCAGAGATGACAAGTGGGCACAAGAACAATTAAATCTGTTGGGTGAATTGAAGTTCAACCAAGAAGTCTTATGTGAATTTTTAGGATCATCTAACACTCTTATTAATGGTAAAGCACTTGGTAGAATGAGTTCATATGAGCCAATATACGAGAAAGATGGGCTTCAGTTATATGAAGAACCTAAAAAAGATAAATATTATGTATCAGTAGTTGACACATCTAGAGGCATAGGAGGAGACTTCAGTGCATTTATTATAGTTGATATTACTGAGATGCCGTTCAGGTTGGTAGGTAAGTACAAGAACAATAAAATATCTCCTTTACTATATCCTAATGTCATTCACAAAGTAGCTAAAGATTACAATGAGGCTTTTGTTCTCGTTGAAACTAATGACATAGGACAACAGGTGGTAGATATACTTCATCAAGAGTTGGAGTATGAAAATATTTTTAGTGTGGTCCAAGAGAGCAATAAGCAATATGTATCTCCTGGCTTCGGTAAGAAATCAAGTCTTGGAGTAAGAACCTCTAAGGCTGTTAAGAGACAGGGATGCTTTGGACTTAAAGCGTTGATAGAAGAACAGAAGCTATTGATATTCGATGCTGATTGCATCTCTGAGTTGTCCACTTTTATTGAAAGGAATGGTACGTTTGTTGCAGACGAAGGTTATAATGATGACCTTGCTATGTGTCTGGTGTTATTTTCTTGGTTAACGACTAATACGTTCTTCAAAGATTTAACTAGTGTAGATATGAGGGACAATCTGTATAATTCGCAGATGGGTATGATTGCCTCAGACTTAACACCATTTGGGCTTATTGATGATGGTCAGAAAGAAGAAGTTTTTGTGGAAGCAGGTGATGTGTGGATGTGGGCAGACGAACAGCCCAAATGGCATTGAACTAGAGAAAACGCAGAACTTATAAATAATAACAGGAATATATGATAATAACCGTAATTCAAACGAGGAGAATACCATGGCTTTTCAGCTATCACCCGGAGTTCTGACAAGAGAACAGGACCTCACCAATGTCGTGCCTGCGGTCGCTACCACTATCGGTGGCATCGTAGGTGATTACAACTGGGGTCCAGCAAATCAAATAGTAAGTATAGACTCAGAAAACAATTTAGTAGCAGTGTTTGGGAAGCCAACCACCGCGAACTTCTTAGACTTTATGACAACTTCATCTTTCTTAGCATACGGCAGCAATGCTCTTGTTATTAGAGAAGTTGGTGCAGCCGCAAGAAACTCAGTTTCTTCTGGTACTGCTGTTCTGATTAAAAACACAGAGCAATTTCAAGAGTCATATGGAGCAGGCGAAGGAAGTGTTGGTCCTTGGGCTGGAAAGTATGCCGGTGCGAAAGGAAACTCTTTGAAAGTTTCTATGGCAGATTTTGGTTCATACACTAATACTTCATTAAAATCTTTCACAATCACTGCCGCCGGTTCAGGCTATAGTGACAACGCAATCGTAACATTGTCTGCACCTGATTCTGGCACGGCTACTGCAACAGCATCTTTAACAATTGCTGGCGGCGCAGTTACTGCAATCACTGTTACCTTCCCGGGAGCAGGATACACATCTGCACCTACTGCTACTATTACAGACGGCACTGGAACTGGCGCAACTGCAACCACAGTGTTGACCACTGCTTGGCCATATGCATCTCAGTTTGATTCTGTTCCAACTACTACAACTTTTGGCTTGGGAGCTGGTACTACACTAGACGAAATGCACCTTGTTGTTATCGATGAAGACGGAGAATTCACCGGTGTTGCTGGCACTGTTCTTGAAAAATTTGCAGGTATCTCTAAAGCATCTGATGCTAAAGACGATGTAAATCAAAGCAATTACTACAAGAATGTAGTTAATCAGCGTTCAAAGTACATCTGGTCTATGGATCACTTGGCTATAGGAACTGATTGGGGCAATCTTTCAACTGCTGAAGCTACTTTCAATTGTATTCAACAAGTCTCCGCAGACCATACAGTATCTTTGATTGGTGGAGTTGACACGGCACCCGCCACTGCTGACTTACAAGCTGGTTACTTGCTACTCTCCAACGATGAATTAGTTGACGTATCATTAGTAATGACTTCTGGTCACGGAATGGCTGTTTCTGATTACGCAATTGACAACGTAGCAGAGATTCGCAAAGACTGTATCGTATTCGTATCGCCACTAAGAGCATCATGTGTAAACAATGTTGGTGGAGAAGTAGCGTCTGTTAAGGCGGATCTCTCAGCACTTACACGCAGTTCTTATGCTACTATGGACAGTGGTTGGAAATACATGTATGATCGTTACAATGACCGCTACGTTTACGTCCCATTGAATGGTGATATTGCTGGTACTTGTGTTGTTGCAGACGTATCAAATGATCCATGGTTCTCTCCTGCTGGTTATAATCGCGGTGTGATCAAGAATGCTGTTAAGTTAGCATGGTCGCCTAAGAAGTCAGAGCGAGATACACTTTACTCTGCTGGCATTAATCCAGTTGTTGGATTCCCTGGCAACGGCATAGTTCTTTTCGGAGACAAGACTCTCCTTGCTAAGCCTTCAGCATTTAACCGAATCAATGTACGCCGGCTGTTTATTGTACTGGAAAAAGCTGTTGCAACTGCTGCCAAATTTCAGTTGTTTGAGTTTAACGATGCATTTACACGAGCGCAGTTCAGATCACTGGTTGAACCGTTCTTGCGAGATGTACAAGGTAGACGCGGGATTTATGACTTCCGAGTAGTGTGTGATGAAACAAATAACACTGCTGAAATCGTAGATCAAAATGAGTTCAGAGCAGATATATTCGTCAAGCCTGCAAAGTCAATTAACTTTATTACATTGACATTTGTTGCCACACGAACCGGTATCTCTTTTGAAGAACTTGGTGCCTAAAGCCAGTATAAATAGAAGTATTCAGACAGGAGAAAAAAATGAATATTGAAGAATTTAAGGCGAGACTAGGTGCTGGTGGAGCTAGACCAAATCAGTTCCGCGTTCGCTTAGCCTTTCCAGCATATGTGGTCGGTGTTGACCCATCATACAGTCTTCTCGTTACGGGAGCGGCATTGCCAGCTTCCAACGTGAATCCTGCAATCATTCAGTACCGTGGTCGTGAGATCAAAATGGCTGGAGAAAGAATTTTTGATCCTTGGACAATTACCATCGTCAATGATTCTAACTTTACATTACGCCGTCCGATGGAAGAGTGGATGAACGGAATGAATGATAGATCAACTAACGAAGGTGTATTAACTCCTCGGGACTATCAAGCTGATTTAATTGTTGAACATCTTGACCGCAATGATGAAGTTTTGCCTGGTGGAACTTATACACTTAGAAATAGTTTTCCAATTAACATGTCAGAAATCGCACTGCAATACGCGCAGAATGATATCTTTGAAGAATTCACAGTGACATTCCAGTACACTCATTACGATGTAGCTTAGGCTGGAATAGGATAATATTATGGAATTATTTGGATATGAGATCAATCGGAAGAAGGCGCCTACAACTGAGAAATCTTTTGTAGCGCCTGACTCTGATGGTGCAGTTGAAAGTATTAACGCAGGTGGTCACTACGGCACCTACATGGACCTTGACGGTCAAGCTAATACAGAAGCTGAAAGTATAAAGAGATATCGTGACATCTCTATGATGGCAGATGTTGACTCGGCAATAGAAGATATTGTCAACGACAGCATTTCAAACATAGACGATGAGAAACCTGTCAAGCTAGACCTCGATGCAGTTCAACAATCTGCTACTGTTAAGAAAGCTATTCAGACAGAATTTGATAATGTAATCCGAATGATGAATTTCAACGATAGAGCGCAAGATTACTTTAGACGTTGGTATGTTGATGGCAGAGTTTACTTTCATAAAGTAATTGATACTGCTAAGCCTAAAGATGGCATCAAAGACATTCGCTATATTGATCCTAGAAAGATCCACAAAGTGCGTAATGTCAAGAAGGCTAAAGATGAAAAAGGCGTTAGCTTTATAAAAGAAGTTAACGAATACTTCATATATAACGATAAAGGCATATCGGCAAAAGCTGGACAGATCAGTACACCATCAACCCAAGATCAGGCTATAAAAATAACCAAAGATGCAATCACATATTGCACTTCTGGATTAGTAGACCAAGACAAAAATATGCCATTGTCTTATCTACACAAAGCTATTCGTCCTGCTAACCAATTGAGAATGATGGAAAATGCCGTAGTGATATATCGTATCACACGAGCACCAGAAAGACGCATCTTCTATATAGATGTGGGCAATCTTCCAACGGGTCGTGCTGAACAATACTTAAAAGATATCATGGACAGATATCGCAATAAACTCGTATACGATGCAAGTACTGGTGAGATACGAGATGATAAAAAGTTTATGTCAATGCTTGAAGACTTCTGGCTCCCACGAAAAGAAGGTGGTAGAGGAACTGAGATTCAAACATTGCCTGGTGGTCAGAGTCTAGGTCAGATTGAAGACGTAGATTATTTCCAACGCAAACTATATCAGTCATTGAATGTACCAATGTCAAGGCTAGAAGCCCAAAGCGGATTAAACTTTGGACGTACTGCTGAGATTACACGAGATGAGTTGAAGTTTACTAAGTTCATTGCCAAATTGCGTAGACGTTTTTCTACTATCTTTGATGATGTACTGAAGACTCAGTTGGTGCTGAAGGGTGTTATAACTGAAGCAGACTGGGAAGATATCAGAGAACAGTTGCAATATACTTTTGCTTCTGATGTTTACTATACTGAATCAAAAGAGCAAGAGATTCTTAGAAGCCGAGTTGAAGTTCTTAATGGTGTTGCACCTTATATGGGCACACTATATAGTAAGTCATACGTTCAAAAGAATATCTTGAAACTTACTGACAAAGAGATTTCAGACATAGCTGATGAAATTGCAGAAGTGCCTGAAGAAGAACATATGGTGGGAGACTCATTAGAGGCTCACCGCGAAAGGGAGCATCAGAAAGATATGTCTGGCGAACCCGATGAAGAACAAACAAGTGAAGGAGAATAATTATGTCTGAAGTAGAGAATGAAATTGAAGTAGAAGTTGATGATGTTGTATCACCACAAGAAAATATACAACAGATGATGGATAAGATGGCTGATGGAGATGTAACGGGTGCCGAAGATGCATTCAATGCCATTATGGGCGATAAAGCTGATTCACTAGTAGCTGCCCGTAAAGGAGAAGTCACCAACACCATGTTTAACGGTCCCGATGCAACAGAGATGCAAAAGATGGGACTAGCTCCAGCACCTGACGAATCAGACTCAAACGACTAAGGAATAAAGGGGCAATTTAATGGCGACTACAGTCACAAATCTAAAGTTAACGCAGGTACAGGGTGTAACCGCCATTACCGAAAACGGTTCAACTCAAGCCGCGGGCACTATTGATATATCGAGTAAGTTGAAGAAATCAACAGAAACTATTTCGGGTGACCAAGTAGTGAATATCAGTTCATTGTACTGGTCGCTAGGTAATGGTGTTACTGCTACTGTAACTCGTAACAGCGTTGTACTACACACTTTACATATGTCAGGCAAATTAGAGTTCTATGGCTTTTCAGAGAATCGACATAATACCCATGACATAGTTGTAGGCATCACTGACTCTGGCGGAACAGGAACAGGTACAGTCATAGTCCAAACTGCTAAGATTTCTGGCTATGGTTCATATCAGCATCAAGGCGCAGATGGAGCACTAGGATAATGAAACTAATTAGAGAAATGGTAGAAGATGTACAGTACATCGTTGAAGAGAAAGACGGAAAGAAGTCTCTCTACATCGAAGGTGTATTTCTCCAGTCTAACTTAAAAAATCGCAACGGTCGTGTATATCCTAAAGAGATTATGCAGAAAGAGATTGCGCGTTATACCAAAGAAAGTATTGATACAAAGAGAGCGATGGGCGAACTTGGACATCCAGACGGACCCACCGTTAATCTAGATCGAGTATCTCATATGATTACCTCACTGAGAGAAGATGGAGACAACTGGATTGGTAAAGCCAAAATTCTAGATACTCCCATGGGCAACATTGCTCGTAATCTTATCGAAGAGGGTGCTCAACTAGGAGTAAGTTCTCGTGGTCTGGGTTCACTAAAAGAGAAAAATGGTATCAACGAAGTTCAAGATGATTTCATGCTATCAACCGCTGCCGACATCGTATCAGATCCATCTGCACCAGATGCATTTGTACGAGGGATTATGGAGAACAAAGAGTGGGTCATAGTCAATGGAGTATGGCAAGAACGAGAAATTGACATGGCTAAAGCAATCATTACTAAGGCTTCCTCTCGTGAACTGGACGAAGCGAAGTTACATGTCTTCGGTTCGTTCATGGACAGGCTGTCGAAAATTTAAGATTGTATAAATATTATCAGAAACATAATCTTCAAAAGGAGAAAACCAATGAATGTTGAAAGTAAAATCAGAGAATTTCTAGTTAAGGACAAAGCGTCATCTGTTCTTAGCGAAGGAACTCTCGAACTGGACGAGAAAGCAGGTTTGCCTAACTCTAAAGATGTCGGCGACAAGACTGCCCCATCTCAGGGTGACTCAGCCGCTGCCCCAAGTGAAGACATGAGTGGATCAGATCCCACCGGTGGCTTGACTTCTGTTAATAAGGCAGCCGCAAAAGCTAAGAAAGATGGCACTTTACCTAAAGGTGCTGGAGCAGGCGATGCAATTAACTACGAAGATAAAGTAGATCCTAAGACTGTCGTTGCACAGGCATCATCTGCTGGCGTTAGAGAAGAATCTGAGTCTGAAGAAGAAGTAATCGTAGAAGACGAAGTGGCTGAAGAA